GTCCAGCTGCGGACGGCGAACGCGCTTGCCGCTCTCGACTTCCTTGAAGGTTGCTATCAGCTGGCCCCTCCGTTCCGACATGAAGGCCTCGACAGCCGCCTCCTGGCCCTCCAGGCCGAGGCCGCTCTGGCCCTGGCGTTTTGTGGATACCCTGTAATAGGCCACATAGCGCAGGCCGCGTTCAGTTGATTTGCAGATCATCGTCTAGTCCTCCCCTATGGCAAAAACGGATGCCAGTGACCAATGATTTCGCCGTCGTCGTCTTCCTCTGCCCCACGCGGCGCGTCTTGGAAGCGCACGTTGTGGACTTCCCTGATGACGTTTCCCTCATAGTCCTCCAGAAAATACGACCAAGTGCGGTTGGCCTGCGCTTCAGTCGCGGCCTCGTGGTCACGGCGAATTTGGTCTTGTGTCATGTAGGTCATCGATTTTCTCCTGTTTCAAACGCCGTCTTCGTCTTCGACCCCGTGATCTCGGAGCCAGCCACGACAGGCGTTGCGTGTGCGTACATGTTTGTCGTCGCGCACCCATACCCCTCGCTCCATGTGCATCGAATTCGCGGGTGCCTTCTTGCCGGTGGCGATTGCCGCTTCCGCTTCCGCCAGCAATTCACGGACGCGGTTTTCTTGTTCTGCGGCTGTCATACCGGGTTTGATGTACTCTGTCTTGGTCATTTGATTTCTCCTTGGGCTTCCTCGTCGTATTCGGTTACGGCTGTGATCAGGCCGGTGGAGCAGTCATAATCTGCGATGCGGATGTGCTCGTCGGCAGCTTCCCATTCGTCGCGCCAGCCCTCGCGGCATGCGGTTTCGTAGTTGGTGTCTTGGGTCAGTTTCCAGGCTTCGGCATAGGTCATTTTTCTCTCCAGGTTTCGGTTCTTGTTCCCCTCTTAGAATTTGAATATAGGCTAGCCGCAGTGTATATACAAGTGCCTTTTGATTGAATCGACATTTATTTATGACCCAGAATTCAGCCACCGTAATCGTGCGAATGAGCCCTCAACAGAAGACCCGGCTGGGTGTTCTGGCGGCTGGTGCGGGCATGTCCAGCTGGATCAGGGACCGTATCGACGAGGCCGTGCGTCAAGACCAAGCCGCCATCCGTTTAGGGGCCCAATCTCGGGCGAACCCGCCCCCCACTAGCGAAAACCCGCCCCCCCATTCGGCCATGGAGGCCGACGACATCGACGTGCGTGTCGCCGAGGCGTTGGGTTGGGCCGCCAAATATAAGCAGGGATGAGAGGATCTTGAAGTGAGCCGAAGCAAGTATCGCAACGTCAGGACAGTGGTAGATGGCATCACGTTTGATAGCAAGGCCGAGGCGCGGCGATACGGCGAACTGAAGCTGCTGGAAGAGGCAGGTGAGATCCACAATCTGACGCTCCAGCCCGTCTTCAAGTGCGTAATCGATCACAAGAAGGTGTGTCAATATCGCGCCGACTTTGCGTACTACACGCCGGAGCGGCGCGTGGTCGAGGACGTGAAGGGCTACAAGACGGCAGTCTACAAGCTGAAGAAGCGGCTGGTCGAGGCGCTTTATCCCGGCGTGACTATCACCGAGATTTCCAATGGCTGATTTCCCCGCCCTGCCCCTCTGGACCGACGCCTACCTGTCGGATTGCGGTCACCTCACCTTCACCGAGCATGGCGTATACATGCGGCTGCTGATGCTGATCTGGAGGACGCCAGGATGCCGGATACCAAACGACCAGCAGTGGATCTGCCGCCGCCTGCGATGTAGCGACGACGAGTTCCAGAGCCTCGTGCAGCCCATCATCGAAGAGTTCTGTTTAGCGACCGGAAATTACATCTCGCAGAAGCGTCTGACGAAGCAGATGAAATGGCTCGAGGAAAAGAGCGAACAGCAGAGGGCTCGAGCTAAGTCACGCTGGGATAAGAGAAAAAAGGTATGCCCAGAGGATGCAGGTCAGCATCGATCCGGCAATGCCTCTAAATCTAAATCTAAATCTAAATCTAAATCACTAGAAGAAGACATCGATTATGAAGCTCTTGAGGGAAGGATTTCAGTGCAATGACACCGCGAGAACTACATCAAAATGTGTCTGCAATGTGGCCGAGCCTGCCGACAGCCAAGGCACCATGGGCCGAGCAATACATATCAGTCTTATCTGCATACTCGGGCGACGAGATCGACAAGGCTTGGCAAAGCTGGCATCGCAGCCCGGACCACGACTTCGCCCCCAAGCCATACGAAATTCAAAGGCGTATCATCGCCGACCGGCCCGTCTACCTGGGCCAGCCGGAGGCAACAGCTGCGGTCTCGCAGACGTATCCAATGACTGATGACGAAGTCCACCGCCTGCAGAAGACGATGGCTGACCTCGACCGGCAGCCCGACACCTCTGCCAACCGGCGTTTTGTCCGCATGGGGCAATCATTTCTGAACAAGCACTACGCCGCGGGAGGCAGTGACCCATGACCGACACATACCGCTTCGCGGCAGTCGCAAGCCTGACCAGAGAAGAGTTCGCAGCTGGCGTAATCGACGCCTGCCAAGCCGAGCAACGCCTGATCGACGAAGGCTGGTGCCTGGAAGCAATCGACGCATTCCTCGGGCTGACGGAGGCGAACCAATGAAACGGCGTTTAACGGGCCTCCTGTGGGTGCTGGAGCAAAAAGTGGCCGACGCTGCTGCCTGGGCCTACAGAAAGGTCAAAAACGCCTGTACAAGCCTCTGTGAGGCTGCCAGAGACATGTGGAACAATGACTGGTATCAGAAAAACTAAGATTGCCTTCGCCGTGATCCCGGCAAGAACGATGCACATGGCGCTGAAACCAGCCCAGTGGACAACGCTCGTCTGCCTGGGAAGCCTCGCCAACCGCTTCGGCGTCTGCTGGCCAACCAAGGGCGCAATCGCAGACCTCACAGGACTGAACGAAGAGGCGATTAAGAGATCAATAACGTGGCTCGTCAGAGCCAAGCTGATCCGCCGCCTCCGTACCAAGCACAAGCACGGCGTGAAGACGCCGGGACGATATCAGGTGCTGAACCTCGGACCAGATCAGCCCATGCCACTGAAAGAAGAGATGTGGGAACCAGTCGGCTGGCAGAAGCGCAAGCATCAGGTCCAGCAGATCGAAGAGGGTTCAAGGGAGAAAATGCCAGAGGAGAGGGAAGTCAGGCGAGTCGCGGAGCGGTGGGTGAGGCTGGTCGAGGCGAGGACCGGCGCCCTGCGAATCGGCGTCGATGAGGAGCGACATGTCAGGGCGGCGATGCGTGATGGCCTCGGCGTTGATGCGATCCTCGACCTGACCGCGGCGTGGCTGGCGGCGCACCCAGGTCAGGCGCCAGCGTCGGCAGCGATACTGGTGGAACGATGACGCATACAAGTGTCAATCGAACGTCAGACAATTGTACGACCGAGGCGTCCCGCTGCGGCTGGCGGCGTGGACCGTCAACGACCGCTGCGGCTGCTACATTTATGCGACGACGGCTGGTGCGCAGGGCCCCGCCAGAAGTCGATATAGGGCCCCCCGGGGGCGGTGGCGATAGAGGGGGGCCATCACACAAAATTTTCCCTGTTTTTGTCCGATGACGCGACATGAGCACATATTCGGCAGTTTCGTTGCGGCTCCTCGTGACGGCACTGACAGGGAATGGATCATCGCCCAGTGCAGCTGCGGAGCCCGCACGGCGATCCTTGAGCAGGCGCGGGAGCGTGACGCCTGGGAAGGCGAAATCCCACCTGAAATTGCGGAGCAAGTCTATGCCTATACATGAAGACTACGACACCCGTCGCCTTGCGAGGATTGAGTGGGTGCTAGAGCGGCTCGACAGGGCCGCAAAACGGGCGCAAGCGCCGGAAATGCAGGTCATGTGGTCTGCAAAAGTACTGGAATATCAACGATTAAGCCGGAGGGAAATTGATGACAAAACGATATAACGTAAGAGCCGCCACGGGCCGGAAAAAAGACGACGGTAAGTCCTTTTACACCAACATAGGCAGCGCCTGGGAGGTCAAGGGCGGCGGTTTCAGCATTTCCTTGGATGCTTTGCCCTTGCCGACCTACGACGAGAAGTACGGGCTCCAGACCCGCTTGCTGATGTTCCCCGCCGACGAGGTCCAGGCGCAGGCGCAGGCCCCCTTCAAGTCGGAAGGTACGCTTGATGACGAAGTCCCCTTCTAAGATTTCGACGCGGGAGGCCCGCGGCGTTCTTGCAGGCAACGACGACAACAGAAAAGCGGCGGTTTTGGGCGAATTGGATGCCCTGGCCGGGGCCGAGATCACAGATGTCTTGTGGTGGAACTCGTCTGGCGATGTCACTGTCCGCTCCAGCGAGGATTTGCCCGACAGAATGAGGAAGGCAATCAAGAAAATGAAGGTGCGGCCTACGCCTGACGGCAACGAGATCGAAGTCGAGATGCATGATAAGCTGTCCGCCCTGCGCCTGCTGGCAAAGCACGAAGGCTTGCTGGACGCGGGCAGCGACAGCAACAAACCTACCCTGATTGGCATCAACGTCAAACATGCTGAAGTCGAATATGAGGTGAGAGATGGCCCGGAGGAAGGGAGCGACGGCGCGGAGGCCGAGAAAGGCGAAGGCTGACGTATCAGGCCTTCTCAATCTCGACTTTTCTACATCGCCGATATGCAGCAAGTTTCTGCAAGACGATGCCTTCGTCAGGGGTATCATGGGGCCGGTCGGCTCTGGCAAGTCCTATGCCTGCGCCGCAGAGATCATGCTGCGGGCGGCGAACCAGGAGCCGGACCCCGCCGATAATATTCGCAAAACCCGATTCGTTATCGTCAGAAATTCATACCCCATGCTACGGACGACGACCATCAAGACATGGCAAGACATCTTCCCTGAACACATATGGGGGCCGATGCGCTGGAGCCCGCCTATTACGCACCACATCCAGCTGCCGCCCAAAGACGCCATCCCCGGCATCGACTGCGAAGTGCTTTTTATCGCCCTCGACAAGGACGTTGACGTGCGGAAATTGCTATCGCTGGAAATAACGGGCGCATGGGTGAACGAAGCAAGGGAGATGCCATTAGGCGTCATCCAGGGGCTGACGCATCGGGTGGGTAGATACCCCAGCCGCGCCATGGGCGGCGTGACGTGGCGCGGCATCTGGCTCGACAGCAACGCCATGAGCGATGACCATTGGTGGTACAGATTGAGCGAAAAAGAGCCCGTCCGCGGCGAATATCCATGGCACTTTTACCGGCAAAATGGCGCAGTCGAAGAGGCCCACGAAGACGAAAACACCATCACGTCGGCGGGTAAGCACTGGCACGTCAAGGGCACGTCAGAGAACTACAACAACCTGCCGCCCGGATATTACGATCAGCAGCTTGGCGGGAAGAACCTCGACTGGATCAGATGCTATCTGGAGGCCAAGTTCGTCTACGTCCAGGAGGGCAGGCCTGTCTGGCCCGAGTTTGATGACGACACCATGGTTGCCGATGGCCTGGAGGCGAACCCCGACATGCCGTTGCAAATCGGCCTCGACTTCGGCTTGACGCCTGCCGCCTGCATTGGCCAGCGTCAGCCCAGTGGTTGCTGGTTTATCTTGGGCGAGGTAGTCTCCAGAGACATGGGCCTCGCCCGCTTTACCAACGACCTCCTCATGTTCTGCAACCGCCATTGGCCCAAGCATGAACTCGAAATATTTGGCGACCCGGCAGGCGGTCAACGGGATCAGGTCTTTGAAACTACTGCATTTGACCATTTGCAGACCGTAGGCCTGAACGCCCGCCCTGCCCCATCCAACGACTTTCAGGTGCGCCGTGAAGGCGGCGCCCTCCCCATGACACGGCTGGTGCAGGGCCGTCCCGGCCTCCAGATCGACCGCAGCTGTAACCAGACAAGAAAGGCGCTGGCTGGCGGCTATCACTTCAAACGCATACCCGATTCGCGGGGCGCGGAACTGTTCCGCGACATGCCCTATAAAAATGAACACAGTCACATTGGTGACGCCTTCGGCTACCTGATGACCGGCGGCGGCGAACACCGGAGGATGACGCGGCGCCCCATGCACAACAAGCCGCATATTGCCAGGGCGGACTTCAATGTCTTCTGAATTCGTCTGGCCTACGGCTGACGAACTGCTTCAGGCTGTCAACCTGCCAC